CTTTATTACCAACAGCATAACCAATACGTCCGCCGTCTGCTTTTCCTTTTCTAATAGCTTCCGGTACAACTTCTCCAACTTCTCTAAATATATCATCAGTAACTCCAGACACTTCTTCGTAAACATCTCCAGTGTTAGGACCATCGTTTCTAAGATAAGCAGTTCCTTCTTCATATTCAGGTTGTGTTTTAATAGGCTTACCACCTTTACCTATAATTTGTTCCCCTGGTTTGTAACTCATATAAACGTCTTCAGTTAAACCATTACCAAAATTATCAGAGCCCTCTGCAAAAGGTTTTGTTTTTTGAATTTCAATGCTACCGGTTGCATTATCTGTTGTCATTTCATAGTCTTTATATTTCTTAACACTTTGTCTCTCTGCTAGTGCACCTGTTTCAGTTATATCATCACCTAATGATTTAATTTTTGCTACTAGTTTTAAAAAGTGTGGAGGGACTACTGCTGCTTCTGCTACTATCGGGGCTGCAGTTTTAACAGCTGCCTTTTTACCTAATCCAAATAATCCTGTTTTAAGGCCCGCGATTCCTGCAGCACCTGCACCCATAAATTTTAAGAATGCACGTTTGCCCATGGCAAAGTTTTGTCTTGCTGGTCCACCGTCTGCAAATTGTTTTTTAAAACCAATATTAAAACCACTTGGTCCAGCGCCCGCTACAAATGATGAATTAGTTTTAGGATTGAATCTACTAATACCTACTCTTGCATCTTTGGGATCAATACTGATGTTATTAAAATCATTTATAATATTTCCAGTTCGATCTTCCTTCATTTTTACATTATCCATAAATCCACCATAAAGGCTATAATCTGTTGGTTGATATTTTTTTAATGGATCTTCTTCTGGAAGATTTATTGTTTGGGATTCAAGATATGCGGCTATTTTTTCTTTTAATTTTTTTTCATCTTCTAATTCTTTTTTGGTTTTCTTTTTTCTTTTAGGTCCTATAAAAACATCTTTTCCGTCTTTATACCCCGTTCTCTCACCCAGTAATCCTGCAACACCGCCGCCGGCTAATTCTTCTGGTGGATCTTTTTTATTTTTTAATCTTTCTATTGCTTCTTTGTTTTTTATTTTTAATCTTTGTAAGATCTGTTCATCTGTGTCGTAAGGACTATCTCCTCTTAAATTTATTTCTTCATTAGACATATTTAATTTTTTTAGTCTTTTTTTAGCATCTGATTCCATTCTAAGACTTTTGGCAATTTCTGAATTAGGATCAACATTTCCTTGCGTACCACCTAAAATAGGTTTTTCTGTATCTAATTTTTTATTTTTTAAATCAACTACTTCTGCTTTTTTTTGAAATTTGTTTCCTGATAAGGCATTACCAAACTTTTGATTAAACGCTTGGTCTTCTGCTTGTTTAACAAAAGATAATATTTGATTTAATTCACCTTCTGATTTTATTGTATTTGGATCAACACCTAAATTTTTTAATCTTTGCTCTAAAGCATTAGCAGAAAATTCTACAGATTTATTGTTAGCTATAGCTCCTTTTTGTTGAAACATTCTTTTTGCTATAAAGTTTCTAATAATTGATGACACCATTAATAATAATTCCTTTTTCTAGGCACTGATTTTTCTTCCACATAATCCTCGGGGTGAGAGATAAAACCTCCCTGTCTGAATCGCATAACAGCCATAGTCATAGCATCGACTAAGTCATCATGATCACCGTGCGGGAATGCTGCGCATTCCTCGATAACCTCTTCAGCGAATCGTTGCTCTGGTGCCCAGATCATTCCAGACTCAAAGAGAGGTGCACATGTATTAACTCTTACATGTTTATCATTTCCTCGCGATGGTGTAAAGGTAGAAACTGGTATATCCATCTGACGCAATTCATGGGTCAAAGGTAGTCCAGAAGCCTTAGCTTCTACTATAACCGTCTCGGGTTGCCAATATTTATACTGCTCTAATGCTTTACGTCTTAACTCTGGAAACTCAAATCTTTCTTTAATACTATCTAGTAATATTAAATTAGCAGGAGAATCTTCATTGGGATAGAACACACCCCATGTTGTGATAGCACTAAAGTCAGCAGTCTCTTTTTTAAGAAATGCTGTATCATAAGATTGTATGACATGATGTAGATCGGGTATCCAGTCGTGTTTCCACTTACGCCACCACTCACGTTTTATAATAGCTCCTTCTTCAGATGTAGGTTGTTGCATCCATTGTGCACTCCACTTACCAACCGGTAGTGTAGCTTTAACACTTTCTAATTCTGACATCTTCCAATACTCAGGCCACACCGGTCTTTCTTTTTTTGTTCCGGTATCCAAGAGCGCTGGAAATTCGACCACGTCCCACTTATCTGACTTTGCTTCTTTCTGGTGAGCAAGTAGTTTACCTGTTAGATCTTTAGTAGACCAACGTGTCATTACTACAACAATTTTTCCACCAGGTTGTAAACGTTGACGTGGACCGGATGTGTACCACTCGTAAGCAGATTCCATCGCGGTCGCAGATAGCGCATCCTGTTCCGAATGCGGATCATCAATTATTAATAAGTCAGCACCCCGTCCGGTTATAGCACCGCCGACCCCTGCAGCAAAATACTCGCCGCCTTGTGCTGTTTCCCACCTACCGGCAGCTTGGGAATCTTCTCTTAATCTTGTTTCAAAAACTTTTCTATACTCATCACTATCAATCAATGTCTTAGCCTTACGACCAAAACGTATTGCAAGTTCTCCTGTGTGAGTAGCCTGGATTATCTTTAACTTTGGATTACGGCCCACCATCCAGGCGGGTAGTAAGAATGACGCAAACTCAGACTTAGTATGTCTAGGTGGCATATTTATAATTAGTCTGTTAATTTTTCCTTCAGAGAGGTCATTGAATTTTTTAGCTATGTGTCTGTGGTGTGCACCCTCAACAAACTCGGGCCAAACACACTTAACAAAAGACATGAAGTCTCCTCTAGCTTTGTTTCTAATTTTTTTTTCTGCGTGCATTACCTGCAACGTTTTAAATTCTTTTCTTATATCAGCAGGTAACTTACTAATATCTATATTATTTATTTCCATAAAAATTTTTTATAATTTTTTTTTGCATCAATTAGATGTTCATAATGAATTTAACAGCCTTATCTCTCTAAAACAAGCTATATATACGAAGTCATGGGACCCCTTTTATATATAAGGTGTATAGGGGGTCGATGGTCTATGCTACGTGGTGGATGGGTCTGGTACCTCTATTGAATGCGAGCGCGGCCGCACAACCTGTGGTTGTATGGTGAGTGTGTGTCCTACAGGACACACACAGTTGTGTACTCGGTTAGTCTAGCAGTGTCATATATGCTGATGCATTTAGTCTACTAAACTTAGACAACTTCTTTTGCATGGTGCTATAGTCCTCGTCAAACTCTGCTGTCTTAATCTCTATGTATAACTTGTGCTCATTTGGTGTCAGCATTGTTGACTCGCCTGAGTATGGGTTAGTTGCTTTGATCATTGTGTCCATGTGTTTCTCCTGTATGTTTGTTATAGCCTATCCTATCATTAATAGGATAGGCTGTCAAGTGTTAATTCCAAAGGTCCTTGACCATAGCGCCATTGGTTGCCTTGTTCAATGCCTCAAGATACTCAGTCTCAGTCATCATAAGTTTTTCAGTACAGAAAAAATGCTTGGCTTGTTGTAAGCCTGGCACGTCTCTAATGTACTCAACTGCTTTGTCTAAGATGTACTGTCGTTGAGATCCACCAGGTTGGTATTCCTCTTTGATCTCTTTAGTTAGGTCCATCTTCGATGTATATTTTGTCATGTGTATTTCTCCTGTATAAGTTAATATAGATCTATCCTATACTATCCACCATTGTTGTCAACCCTTGATATCTCTACCCTTGTATAACTCTGCCCATTATAATAGGTGTCTTGCACCTTATCTACATTGACTGGTGTTTCAAGTGCCTCGGTCCTTGGCGCGATAGCTATGATCTCATTGATATGTTTATTAGCAAAGCTATTGTAACAACCATTACTACAGAAGTAAGAGAACATACTTGTTCTGTCGTTGCCCTCATTATCCACCCCACTATTCCATTGATTCTTTGCAACCTTACGAGTTCTTAGGACCTTGCTACCTTGGACACCACGTAATCTATCTTGTGTGTCATTGGTATGGCAATGTGGTCCATGGCACCAATTAAAACCACTCATGATTTGTCCTCGGTCATTTGAAACCTAGCCAAGATTTTGGTATGGCTTTCCAATGCTTTCTCTAGTGTTG